AAGCTGTCCGAACGTGTTGGGGGGGGGCTTTGGATATTCCGCCCCATTGTGGAATGGACGGCAACGCAAGTGTTTGAATACGCGGCCTCCAAAGGAATTCAGCCCAATCCGCTCTATCTGAAAGACATGAGCAGGGTGGGGTGCATGCCCTGCATCAACTGCAATAAAGCCGAGCTGCGTGCAATAGCAAATCGCTTTCCAGAGCATCCAGCGCGGATTGCGGACTGGGAGCGCATTGTCGGTATGTGCTCGAAGCGTGGGTTCTCTACTTTCATGGCTGACGCGCATCCGGCCAAGGATCGTCGCCAAGTGTTTGCTGACCTGAATATCTGGAGCCGCATTGAATGGTCAAAGACCAGCCGCGGTGGCAAGCAGTTCAATCTGCTGGACCAGGTGGAGAACGATAGCGAAGGCGGCTGCAGCTCGTCTTATGGGCTATGTGATCAGGGAGCCTTTGCATGACCCTCCTGCTCAAACCCCGTGGGCGCGGCAACTGGCACACCATCACCATGGTGCTCGACGCCCCCGCCGATCTGTTCCCTGCGCTTCGCCACCAGGCAGTGGCCACCGGCATGGTGATCCAGTTCGCAGGGTTGGCGTTGCGGGTGGCGGAGGTGAAGCCGTGATTCTTCCACCGATTGAAATTCCGGACGGCACAAATGTCCTTGAACTGCCGGTGAAGCCACGCGCGACCGTGGATGAAGGGCCAATGCTGCAACCTGTCCCATACAGCCACTGCAATCACCTGTTCGCAACCTTTGAGATTGACATGGATGCAGGTAAATGCCGCTGCAAGAAGTGCAACGAAGAAGTGTCGCCAATGTTCGTGCTGCAGCAGCTGATGAAGACCGAGAGCCGATGGATGCGGCAGCGGGCCTCCTACCAGGCCGAGATGAAGCGCTTGGCCGAGCGCAGCCGCACGAAGTGCGACCACTGTGGGCAAATGACAAGGATCAGTCGATGACCAAGCCAGCCGCCATCCTGATTTCTCCCCGGATCGCACTGCAAAACCTGCCAGAGCCCGAGCGCAGCGTGGTGCGTCGTTTCTTGTTCGACAACATCCGCGGCCTGAACGAGCAGCACGACAAACGTTGGCGCCGGTTCTGGGGGCGGATATGGAACGCCGACGCTGGCGAAGTGACACACCTGCAGGTGGTGGTGGACCGCAGCGGCCCATTCCATCGGCGGCACATGGCTATTGAACAAACGCTGTTCGACCGGCAAGAGCGCTGGCGCAAACCGGAAGACATGCGCTGGTGGCTCAAGACCGGCGCGGGCTGGGGAAATTACACGCTGCTGCCTAACGGCCGCATGAAGTTCATCCCGTCCAGCACCTGCTACGAGGAATGCAGCGACGATGAAATGCGGGAGGTCCACAAGAACATGCTGGACTTCCTGCGCACGCCGTACGCGCTTCGCCGCCTGTGGCCGCACCTTACCCCAAACCAGCGGGAAGAAATGCTGGATTCCATCCTGAAAAGCCATGAAAGCCAATACCAATGAGGCCGACTCAACACCCTTCAAATACCGGCAATGGCATCGACACCCTGACCTTGGAGCCATCTGCATGATGTTCCCCAAGCACATATATATCCGCTCCAAGAAGCTGATGGCCGCGTATCGCCGCATACCGTGCCAGCGATGCGGCCGGAATGACGGCACGGTATGCGGCGCGCACAGCAACCAAGGGCAGCACGGCAAAGGGAAGGGCATCAAGGCGGACGATAACCAAGCCGCAAGTCTGTGCCACACATGCCACTCCGAAATCGACCAAGGCTCCACGTTGAGCGAAGCCGAGCGCGTGCAGGAATGGTCCAAAGCCCAGGCCAAGACCTTCCGCGAGCTGCTGGCGCGCGGTCTTTGGCCGGTCGACGTGCCGTTTCCTGAGATTGATACATCGCTTCTGGGGAGGTATGAGGGATGAGCGGCGCCGAAATCATGAAGTTCTGCAAGACATGCGGTTGCGAGACAGCCAGAAATCCTAGTGGTCGTTGCAGGCCATGCGGAAACGCGGCCTCACTCAAATACAAGAAAAACAATCAGGAAAAGGTTAAGGCTGCAAAGGCGATTTACAGATTGGAAAACCCTGAGAAGGCTAAACAGGCCACTCAATCATGGAGAGAAAGAAATAGAGAGAGGCATGCCGCTGTCCAAAAGGAATATAAGAAAAAGAATCGTGCTCGCGTCAACGAATCGCATAGGGCATGGGTAAGTGCAAACAAAGAAAAAGTATATGCACTGAAGGCAATGTACCGTCAAAAAAATGCCGCAGCGGCACGCGCACGATCGGCAAAGTGGAGAAGGGATAACCCCGAAAAGGCCAGGGAGCTAGACGCAATGAAATATGCCCGAAACCCTGAAAAGGCGAGGGCTGAAAGTGCGGCTCGGAAAAAGGCCAACAGATCCGCATACCGCGTATATGAGCAAAACCGCGAGGCACGCAAACGCTCTGATGGCGGAAAGTTATCCAAGGGGCTTGCTGCCAAGCTATTTGCTCTTCAGCAGGGAAAGTGTGCTTGTTGTGGAAGGCCTCTTGGGGCAGCTTATCAACGGGATCACATCATGCCGATTGCACTTGGAGGTCCGAATATTGACGCAAATATTCAGCTGCTTCGAAAGCAGTGCAATTTGCAAAAACGAGCAAAGCACCCCATTGATTTCATGCAAATCCGGGGGAAGTTATTGTGATTTTTGACTCATTTATGTACAGCGACCCCGCCAAAGTCTTGGAGCGTAAACAAGAACACCAAGCCCGCCAGCTTCGCGCCTGCGGTGACTGCATCCACCACAAACAAATGGAGTTCCAGGGCGAGAACTGGCACTTCTGTGAATTCAAGCGAATGACCTTCGGGAAGCGCTGCCACCTATACACAGTCAAGAAAGGCACCTGATGCACGATACCCAAGAAAAACCCGACGTGAGCGAACAGTACTCGAGCGCCATCAATGCCAGCAACCTGCGGGTGGAGGCCGAGCGCCGCAGCCAAGCCGACATTCTGATGGCCGCCAGTTGGAGCCAGTCGCGCCTGGGTGGAGCATTGCTGCGCTTGCACAGTGAGTGGGACGCCTGCGAGCACCCGCGCCGCCCGACGCCTGAAAACGTGGAAGCCATTGCCAATTCTTTGAAGAAGGAACCCCACGAGCTCACGCTTACCAAGCGCGAACTGTCGCCCGCCCAGCGCAAGGAAGTAGCCAACCATGACCGCAGGGATGCCGCGCGCCGGATGATTGAAGCCGCCGCTACTGCGGACAGGTGGTATCGACACGAGATGGCCTTGCTGATGGGCAAGCTCAAAACGCTCCCTGAAGTGCGCCACCAGCTCAACATGCAGGCGAGCAAGTGGAATGTGCCAGAAGCTGAAAGCGTCGTGTCACTGGTGCTGATCTGGTGGTTTTCCAAGATTTGCCCAGCCTGCAACGGTGTGAAGTTCCAAGTCATCCCCGGCACGCCCACGCTATCGGCCAAGCTGTGCAAGCGCTGCCATGGGACTGGAGAGTCGCAGTTTCCCAGCAGCTCGGATGCCCGCAAGCTGGCCAACCACATCGAAATGTGCACCAATGCGGCCCGACAGAGCATCCGGCGCCGCTTGCATCCATAGGTGAATCTGGTACCATTGCGCCCGAGATCGCAGAGAATGCTAATTCTCTCGCCCTCGACTCTCTGCCGAAGCCGACCGTGCTACAGCCTCATTGAGTAGCGACACGGCGGAACCTCGATAGAGAAGCTCGCTCCAAAATTCAGAAGCCACCCCTAACCCGGTGGCTTTTTCGTTTGGGCTGATTCCCTTTGCGCACCCAACAATCCGGCAGTATCACCGGGCCTCTGGGTGGAAATAACGAATGCGCACTGGGTTTGTCGGGTTCGAGTCCCGATCATCCAACCTCATCCGCCCCAATCTGATTAACCTGCCGCACTTCCCATCAGCGGTTCTGGGAGATCGCGCGGACCCTAGCGGCCCCAGGGACATATAGGGCCGCCCCGTACAGCTCCCGGCATAGCTCTCTCCCAAGGGACGCCGGGGGCTAAGCGGATAACCATTCCCATTTCGAGACCCGCATTCACCGAGAAGCCGAATCGGCCAGCACCGGGCAAAGTTGCTGGAGCCTTCCGCGCTTGCACCGCTCGCGTAATCGGCAGAGGTGCGTACTGGTGAGCGCAGCGTCCTGCTTCACTGCGGGGCGTAATTCCAATGCGTTCCTATATAGAGACCAACCCATGGCCAAGACCACGATAGAAGTCAGCTTCAAAGTGGTCTGGTGGGTTCGCTGGTATCTGATGGGTGTGGCGCTGACAAGCCGCCTGACCGGATTGACGCCAGACTTCGGCAAAGTGGAAGCCACCATCCTGCGTGGCATCAAGCTGGTCATCCGATGAGCCGCGTCACCAGCCTGCGCCCTCGCGTAGCCCAAGCCGCCGGCAGGCTGCAGACCATGCAGGCAGGCTCATGGAGAACACCGAACCAGTCCAGTGCCCAGCGTGGCTACGGCTACAAATGGCAGAAGGCGCGTGAAGCCTTCCTGTACGCCAACCCCCTGTGCAAGATGTGCCAGGACGAAGGCCAGATCACTGCGGCGTCCATCGTTGACCACATAGAGCCCCATAGAGGCGACCAGACGTTGTTCTGGGATGAGCGCAACCTTCAGTCGCTATGCACCCATCACCACTCGTCACAGAAGCAGCGCGAAGAGCGGGCAGGCGAGGGGCAGGGGTATGCACCAAAAGGGGGAGGGCGGGTCGAACCTCTGGCAGTTCCAAAACGCTAGACCGCTGTCTTTCCCACGCGCAGAAAAAATCCCCCTTTTTGAAATCGGAGAAATCAAATGGCAGGCACAAAAGGACGAAGCGGTGGCTCTCGCCCGGGTGCTGGGCGCAAGCCAAAGGCCAAGGTTGATTCGAAAACCGCCGGACAGTCTGGGGGCGTCAGCGCTCAGTTGGAACCGCCAGTTTCATTGGGCGACCTGAACATGCTGGAGATGCTGCAGAGCGTGGCACTCGGCAAAGTCAAGGCAACATCCTTGCAAGTCCGGGCGGCCATTGCTGCCGTGCAATATACGCACACGAAGCGCGGGGATGGCGGCAAGAAGGATGAGGCCAACGTCAACGCAAAGTCCAAGGTGGCAGGTCGGTTCGCACCCTCTGCACCTCCAAAGCTGGTTGCAACCGGCGGTAAGAAGATCCCGTAATGGACTGGACAACCGCCTGTCCCGACTGGGAAAGCAGGCTTATTGAGGGACGTTCAATCATCCCGGCGCCAATCTTTCCGGATACTGCCGAGCAGGCGCTGGCCATATTCAAAGAGCTGCGCGTGGTCGACCTGCCGGGTAAGCCGACGTTTGGTGAGTGCAGCGAGCAGTGGGTCTTCGACTTCGTCGCGGCAATCTTCGGTGCCTATGACTCGGAGACCGGCAAGCAGTTGATCCGCGAGTTCTTCCTGCTGATCAGCAAGAAAAACACCAAAAGTACCATCGCCGCCGGGATCATGCTCACGGCCCTGATTCTGTGTTGGCGTGAAGATGAAGAGCACCTGATTCTGGCCCCAACTAAGGAAGTAGCCGACAACAGTTTCAAGCCAGCCGCGGGAATGGTCCGTGCGGATGACGAGTTGATGGCGCTCTTCCACATTCAGGACCACGTTCGTACCATCACCCACCGGGTGAATCGGGCATCCCTGAAGGTAGTAGCTGCAGATACCGATACGGTGTCTGGCAAGAAGTCTGGCCGCGTGTTGGTCGATGAGCACTGGCTCTTTGGTAAGAGGGCAAACGCTGAATCCATGTTCATGGAGGCAACTGGCGGCCAGGTGTCACGTGAAGAAGGCTGGGTGATCTTCCTGTCAACGCAGAGTGAAGAGCCACCGGCCGGCGTGTTCAAGGAGAAACTGGGCTACTACCGCGATGTGCGCGACGGCAAGATCGAGGACAAGAAGTCGCTGGGCGTGATTTTCGAGTTCCCCCAGAAGATGATCGACTCCAAAGAATACTTGAAGCCGTCCAACTTCTATATCACCAACCCAAATATTGGCCGCTCGGTGAGTGCCGAATGGCTGGAGGACCAGCTCAAGAAGATGATGGCCAAGCGGGACGGCGCTTTCCAGCAGTTCCTGGCCAAGCATCTCAACGTTGAAATCGGCCTGAACCTGCGCACTGATCGCTGGGCCGGTGCCGACTACTGGGAAGCATGCGCATCGGTACTGACACTGGACGACATCATGGCCCGGTGCGAAGTGGTTGTTGTCGGCATTGACGGCGGCGGCTTGGATGACTTGCTTGGCGTGGCAGTACTGGGGCGGGAGTACGAGACGCGCAAGTGGTTGCTTTGGACCCACGCTTGGGCCCACTCCATAGTGTTGAAGCGTCGGCAAGAGATTGCCCCGCGTCTTTTGGACTTCGAGACAGACGGCGATCTGACGATTGTCCAGACGCCAGGTGATGACGTCATTGCCGTGGCTGACATCGTGTGCCGGATCCGTGACAGTGGTCTGCTGCCCGAGAAGATGGCCATCGGAGTGGACTCAGCAGGTATTGGCGACATCATTGATGAGCTCACCAGCCAAGAGCGCGACATATCGATGGAGCAAATCATCGGTATCTCGCAGGGGTGGCGCATGAATGGCGCCATCAAGACGACTGAGCGCAAGGTGGCCGGTGGTGAGTTGATCCACTCTGGCAGTCCATTGATGGCATGGTGCGTGGGTAACGCCAAGACCGAGGCCAAAGGCAACGCGATTGCTATCACGAAGCAAGTGGCCGGGACAGCAAAGATTGACCCGCTTATGGCCACTTTCAACGCCGTGTCACTGATGGCCTTGAATCCTGCTGCGCAAAACGTATCCAGCGGCGACATCCTATTTGTCTGAATCTATGAACAAACTCACATACAACGTGGCACTGCTGATCGGTGTTGCCTTGGCAAGCATTGGTGCCGGTATGCAGTTTGGCGTAGCAGTCGGACTGATGACGGCCGGTGCATTGTTCATCGCCCTGACGTTTGCAGGCGTCTACTTGCTTGGCAAGGGCGCTGACTGATGTTTTTATCGTCCTTCAAACCACGGCACATGGCTGCCGTGGAGGGGCAAGACCGCTCGCCCTACGGGTCGTTTTGGTTTGAGCCCATTGGCATGCGCACCAGTACCGGCATGCGCGTTACCAG